GGTGTTGCTGGTGAGTTTGGAGTTGCAGGAACTACAGGTTTATTTGCTCAACAAGTTGCTCCTGAAAGTCCTTTAGCACAATTGACATTGCAATCTACTCCTTATGTTCTTAAAGGTGGAGTTAGACAACTTGGTAAAGTTGTTACTAAGCCTGAAGGAACATTCCCATCTGTTGCTGACACTCAAGCATTGTCGCAAGTTGGTCGTTTGACTCCGGGTGAGTTGGGATTAAGTCGCACTCAATTGTCTACAGAAGCGGCTGTTGAAAGATCTCCATCATCAGGTCAAAAGCCTATTGAATTTAGACAGGCACAAGCCAGAGATATTGAATCTTATTTAACAAACTTGTTTAATAGGGCAAGTGGTAAGACGCTTAATCCAGCAGAAACAACACAAGCAGTTGTTAATTCATTTAATAATTATGGTAATTCTTTGACTTCTAAATTGAGATCTGATGCTAGAACAGACTTCAATGCGGCTAAATCTGCTGGTGGAATGATTGATACAAGTAAACTTGTTTCATCAATTGATTCTGTGTTACAAGCACTTCCTGCTGAAACTCCATCAATAGCTGGATTAAGAAATAATTTACAAAAAATTATTGATGAGTACACTACTGTAGACCCAATTACAGGACAAAAAACTGTTCAGCCAATTTCTATTGATAGATTACAGAAAAATTTATCTGCATGGGGTGAGGCATCGTTTTCTGGAAGTGCTAATTTTGGTGCAGGAAATATTTTTGAAGGTGTTGCGCCCGGACAAGCAAAAGGAATTGCTAAAACTGTTTTGAATGGATATAGACAAGCATTAGATGACGCTATTCAACAAGGTGTTCCCGGTGCTGATAAGCTAAAAATTGCAAGAGATAAATTTAAAGACAATTTGGCAAAAATAGAGCAGTTTTCTAATAGACCATTGACAAAGGCTTTTGATGTTGGCAATGTAACTGATCTTGTTTTTGAAGATGTAATGAGGGATTTGAAAAATATGCCTCCATCACAACGACAGTTTTTGATTGAGGTAATGCAAAACAATCCAAATCCTCAAGTTACTGAGGTTTTGAATTCAATTCGCAGAGCAAAATTTGATGATGTTTTGAGTTCTGCTCAAGTCAAAGGTGGTGCGGCAACAGATCCAACTTTTAGCATTAAGACAGCTTTGACTGAATTGAATAAAAAAGGCAGTGAATTTGCTGATCTGTTTCCAAATCAAACTGACTTGAATCAAGCTAAGTTGGCTATGAATTGGATGCAACGAGTTTTGTCAAGCGAATCTCCTCAAATGGCTGGAATTACTGGTGCTGAAGCCTATGCTTTAGGTGGTGCGGCAGGTGGTAGCGCACAAGTTCGTTTGGCATTAAAAGAAGCAATCCCATTTTTGCGTGAATTGGTTGCAAATCCATCGGATTTTGCTGATGTAATTTTCAATCCAAACTATCGTCAAGCAATGGTTGACTTGTCTACTTCTAAAAATTTGACAAAGAAAGTTACAGACGCTTTAGCAACACTTTCTAAAGGTGCGGCTATTTTGGGCGCAAGAGGTGGTGCAATGATGGAAACTACTCCTCCTGAAATGCCAAGTGAAATACCTGCTCAACCAACAATGGAACAACAGGGTTTGCAAGAGATAAGGGATTTGTTGAAAGCTCGTGGATACGAAGTGGAGTAAAAAATTGACCCTATTACCATCTGTTTCATGGCGGCTGGTCTGGTCAAACAGATTCAGGCTGGCTGTGACCTCTACAAGCAAGCAAAAGAGTCTTTTGTTGAAGTCAAAAAGACTGCTGATGAAGTCATTGCCATTGGAAAAGAAGTCAGAGGATTTTGGGGAAAACTTCTCTCAATTTTTGGACAAAAACCAAAGTCAGTCTCAACAAAAGCCACAAAGCCTGTGGCGAAAAAGAAAGAACAATTTGTTGCCGTTGACGAAACCCAAGTAAAAGTTGATATTGTCAAGAATCTGACTGAGTTTTTCAGGCTTCAAGAGCAGTTAGCGGCACACATCAGAGAGGAAGAAGAAAAGAGTCTGACAGTCTATGACCCTGACCAAAACCACATGGAAGCGGCTCTCAAGAGGGTGATGGCACAGCAGGAGATGGATAGGTTAGTGGTGCAGATTCGTGAGTGCATGGTGTATCAAAGCCCTCCTGAGATGGGCGCACTGTACTCAGAAGTCTTCAGCATGAAGGATAAGATCGAGGAGGAGCAAACTCAGGCAAGGTTAAGAGAAGAAGCGAAAAAGAGGCAAGAAACATGGCTACGCAAAGAGGAGGAAAGAAACCTACAAGCAAAGCTAGGGGCAATGGTAGCGACTTCTATATTCCTCCTTTACCTGTGGATGTGGTTCGTGTTCGTAAGCCATTGGGGGAAGAAGTAATGGGCTGGATTGCGGCTTGCGTACTGATTGCTTTATTGTTGCCTTTGATGGCTTTTCTTTATCTTGACATTCTTGAAGTTAAAAATGACTCTAAGGCGCAAATTGAAAAGGTTGAGAAGTTGAGAAGACAGGTTGAACAAAAAGAGAGGGAGAAAGAGAAATGAGATTGCTTTGTTGTATTGCTCTTGTGTTGTTGGTTGGATGCCAAGATCGTTTTAGGTATCCTTGCCAAGACCCTCAAAATTGGGAAAATCAGGAGTGTAAACATCCTATTTGCGTTGCCACTGGGACTTGTCCTGAGCAACTTGTTAAACCTGAAGTGGAGAAAAAATAATGCCTACAGTTGTAATGAACAAAAACTCTCGCATGACTGCTGAAGAAATTGAGGTCAGAATTTGGGCAATGGTGATTCTTGCTCTTTTGATTGTTTTGGTAGGTTCTATGGGTATGTTCTTGTACTCTGTGACCTATGTAACTCAGCCCATGTCAGGCATGGCTCCGATTGATAAGGTTTATACACAGCAAATCAGCACCATTATGGTGTTTGTCACTGGTGTTTTGGGTGGCGTGGCTGGTCGTTCTGCTGTTTCAGCCAGTGCCAAGGCTATTGCCAAGGCTCAGTCAGACGATGGTGATGAGCCAAAGTTGGAAGCCAAAGAATGAGTTTACTGAATCCTTGGGTGCTTTTGGGCATCGTTTTGGCGATTCTGAGTAGCTTTGGTGGTGGTTATTACAAGGGTGGGCAAGATGAGTTTGCCAAACAGCAAATGGAGATTGCCCGACTTAACCAAGAAGCTAGGCAAAAGGAACAGGCACTGGTGACAGCGGTACAAAATCAAGCAAATGAACTGGTAAAGGCAAACAGCAATGCAAAAATTGTTATTCAAAAGCGGAATTCTGACATTGACTCTGGTGCTCTCAAGTTGCGGATTCCTGTCAAAACGCCCTCCTGCCCAACCTTATCAGCCACCTCAGATGCCCCCATTGCCGAGCGATCTGACCCCCCAACAGCCGAACTTCAGCCAGAGACTTCTAGAGCTATTCTCGCCATCGCAGACGAAGCCGACCTCACAGCCAGAAAACTTAACGCCTGTATCGCCACCTACAACCAAGTCAGAGAAATGATTAACCAGAAGGAGAGCAAATGAACAGTGAACAGTTAGCCCAAGCATTAAAGATAACGCCTATCAAGGCAGAGGAGTGGATAGATGCAATCAATGAAACTTTTGATCGGTTCGATATTTCAACGCCTGAAAGACAGGCTTGTTTCTTGGGGCAATGTGCTCACGAAAGCGGTGGATTCACTGCTCTCAAAGAAAACCTGAACTATTCTGCTGAAGGCTTGACTAAGGTTTGGCCTAAGCGTTTCCCTAGTTTGGATGTGGCGCAACCTTATCACCGCAATCCTGAGAAGATTGCCAACAAGGTCTATGCTGACCGCATGGGAAATGGTGATGAAGCCTCTGGAGATGGATTTAAGTATCGTGGCAGGGGTTTGATTCAGTTGACAGGCAAAGACAACTACAGAGCTTGTGGAGAGGCTTTGGGTGTTGACCTAGTGGAAAACCCTGATTTGGTATCTAGCCCTCAGTATGCGGCTTTGTCTGCTGGCTGGTTTTGGGATAAGAACAAGCTGAATCAGTTTGCTGATGCCAATGACATGACAACCCTGACAAAGCGTATCAATGGTGGTACGCATGGATTGGATGACAGGGTTGCCAGAACTCAACACGCCATTGATGTCTTAATGGCTTGAGTCGTCAAATAGGTGGAGTATGACCCATATACCAATGATGAGGACTGCTCCACCTATCACCATAAGCAGAATTATGTTAAGTATGTTAGCTAACATTTTTCACCGCCCATTCTCTCTCGTTGCGCCCTGATTTTGACTTAACTGTACGCCCTGTCAACTCAATCAAGTCCATTTTGGACAACTCATTTAAACGCCTTGCAACCTGATTTGAGTCTAAGC